TGGCTAAAGAAAGAGTTGACGGTAAACTTGTCCTTCCCGAAGCAGTGCAGATCCTTAAGCTTAAAGAAGATACAGCTTCTGGCAGTAAAGCCTAAAAGCAATAAATAGTGACACTCTATGACGGCTGTTTACTATCCTTTTCTATAGGGATAAAAAATTTAGCCTATATATAGATATAGGAAATGTCGGTCATAGGGTGTCACATTCTTTTAAGAGGTGGTGAGTGATATGATTGTAAGCCTTGATGAGATGAAGGGTTATCTTCGTGTAGATTTTGATGACGATGATGCCTTAATTGAAAACTTCATTATAACTGGACAGAACCTTTGTGCAGATATAGCAAGATTATCGGTGGATGAGTTAGGGGCAATTCCGTCATCCAAGATAGCTGTGATGTATGCAGTAGCTTATTTGTATGAACACAGAGAAGATGCAGACCATCATCAGCTTACGATTTCCCTTCGCTCACTTCTTGAAGGTGTGAGAAGGAGCGTGTTCTGATGGAAATTGCAAATTTGAATCAGCGGATTGAAATTCAAAAAGGTGTTTCCAAAACAGATGAAGTGGGGAATGTACTTCAGCAGTGGCAGGTCTTTTATTCATGCTTTGCGTCTGTTAAAACTGCAGGAGGAAAGGAACGGCAGAAAGGTGATACGGTGGAACAGCACTCTGTAACCTTTACAGTTCGTTTTTGCAAAAGGCTTTCAGAACTGTCTGCTGTGGATTACCGCATTGTATTCCAAGGAAAACTCTACAACATAATTCAAGTTGACTTTGCAGACTACGGCGGAAAAACAGTAAAAATTAAAGCTGAATCGGAGGACTCTTATGACAGTAACGGTACAGGAAATGACAAATGAAATCCTAAACTGCATAAAGCAATACACCGAGGAGGCATCAGAGAAAATAGCCGAGGTCTGCAAGGAAGAAAGTGAAACACTGAAAGAAAATCTGAAAAAAGACAGTCCAAAAGGCAAACGAATGGGAAATAAAAAATACTCTCGTGGCTGGAAAATAAAGAAAACATCTCGCAGTGGCTATGTGCAGTACGAGGTTTATAACACACAGGGTTATCTGACACATCTTCTGGAAAAAGGGCATCAAAATTTTGTCGGCACAACAAAAGGCAGACAAAAACAGGTGCATACCAAAGGCGGAAGAACGCCTGCTTATCCCCATATCAAGCCGAATGAGGAAAAAGCAAAGGAAAACGTGGAACGGCGAATTAGGGAGGTTCTGCAAAATGGATGAAAAAGAAATGAAAGCATTTTTGGATAAAACAGGACTTCCCATTGCCTACAGCCATTTTCCCGATAACCAAAAACCGCCTTTTCTCTGTTTTCTCAGCAATAAAAAAGCGGAAGGCTGTGACAACAAAAACAACCTGTACCGCTATGATTACAGCATAGAACTTTATACGGAAAAGAAGGATATAACTTCAGAAGAAAAACTGGAAGG